ATTTAACTCAACAGCTTTTCTAGCAATCTCATTGCCTTTGCCGTTTTTGTTATATCGTTTTTGTTGTGCAATCCTACGCTTATTAGCTGCAGGATTAGTATCATAATATTTTTGTGTTTTACCTTTTGCCATACATCCTCCGAGTTATTAACTCTGGATCTACTTTAGGTATTAAGTTGTTTAACTTATCTAATGGGTTTCCATCATAGGCTACACCGCTAATGTCATTAGCTTTGAGCCAGTCACAAGCTGCTTTTAAATCTTGTGTGGTTGCCTCGCCATTACGGACTCTGTTAAGAAATTCCGTAGTGACAAGGTTATGCAGTTCATTAAACTGCTCTTCGTTAGCTTTGTTCATTTTAATTTATATGAGACAGGATCACGTGCTCCCGGTCAGGATTATATCCAAACGTTGCTCGCATCCAATCAAGCCAATTTCTACTACCTTTTTCCTGATTACATCGACGACATGACGGTACAACATTAGCTGTGACATCTTTGCCACCTTTACATTTTGGCCGAACGTGGTCAATAGTAAGATTGTGTAATTCATGTAATTCTCCGCAATAAACGCATGTACAGTTGAAGTGCTCTTTAATAGCTCTTCTCCAGAGCTTTTTCGCATCAGGACTTTGCATTGATATTAAGTTTTGTAGATAATGTTCAGGTGAAGGTAGTAATTGAGTCATTAAAACTATTTAGATGATATAAAAATCTTAGTTTCGATGAATTCTACCGCTTGGTCATCAAGCTGATTATCTGTAGTAGCTACTAGCTTTTTAAGGACATCCACGATGAGCCTCTTAACTGAGTCAGACTTAGCAAAAGCTAAAATAATTGGTTTGAGTAAAGTAATCATTGGTGTTAAAATAGTTTAAAATTTTTTTCTTTTTTAGGTGGCTTAACTTTAACGATAGGTACTATATCCTGACACATCTTATAATTAGTTGAGCCGGGTCTATACATAAAACCTTTTTTCATTAAGTCTGCACACTTATGAGCTCGAGTAATTTCAAACTCAAGTTTCATCTTTTCTTCATATCTTTTTGCCATTTCTTTACACTGCTTGTATCCTGATTTATCTAGCGGAACCATAAAGTTAATCTGGAATCCCCAGTTTTCTGCTAGTGTATAACTGCTAGGCTGCATAAATTCATCTAATGGTTTCGTATGATTGCCCATATAAAACGGACTAAACGTCATAGTAGATCCATTACATTGTATGTTTGGACCATATATCTGACGTGACGATGCACCATTGTTTTGAAATTGTACAGCCTGATTAGTTACGTTACCAGTCGCAGCTGCTACAGGATTACTCACATTAGTATCTTCTCCTTCAGCAAATACAGGTGTACTTATTGCGAGAAGATAGAGTAAGAATTGGTAGTAGAATCTGTTTCGATAGTTCTGTCTATTGTTATTGTTTCGATTGTGCCTGCTTCTCTCGTTGTTATTGAAAGATCCCATTCTGTTGCGTTGTTGATTACTGAATAGGTTGTGCCGTCTGCACCAATCGCAGCACTTGGCGTAACATTTGTTCCAGACCAAGTTTTTACCTCGGCTCCTTTTACGTCGTGAACTATCTCTTCTGTTATAGTTTGTTGTGTTGTTGTCGTTGACTGCATCGACCCTGTTGTAAACTGAGGCGTGACAGTGTTTGCTCTTGCTATTGCGGGTGACAACAATGCTAAGAGAAGAATCCATTTTTTCATTGTTTTGGTTTAGTAGGTTCTTTCTTCTCGTTCTTTTTACCATTACCAGTAGACAAGCCGAATGTGGCTAGTGCACCAGTAAAAATCGAAGCGACGAACGTGATATCGCCTGCTGTAGCTGACTTTTTAACCATAGGCAGCTCAACATAACTTAGGGTAATAATAAACCCTGACCAGATTACAACACCTAGACGCACTGCTGCACCTAGTACTGCCATCTGTTCTTCATGATCATCTACATTTTCTTTGAGCTTGGTAAAGATTCCTTTTTTTTCTGGCGGTTTTGTCTCCATTTGTTTATTTTACCTTGTATAAATTTTTGTGCTCTTTTTCTAATGTTTTCAATTAGAGGCTGTGTTAGCGTTGTAGCTGCTACAGCTGTCACCGCCGTTGTAACAGCAGTCACTACAACTTCCGGAGAAGGCTGAGGTACTGGCTGTTTAATAAACGGTATTTTTAAGGTAGGTGGTTCGGGTGGTTTTTCTTCTACAGTTTTAACTGGTTCATCCTCTTGATCTCTTAGATCGCTAGGAGGAACTACCATAGGTTTATAGTATGGTACGTCAGCTGTAGGTATAGGTATTTCAACAGTCTCTATATTAACTATATCAGGTAATATTATAGTAGGAAGTTCTATGCTGCTATCTCCTGTGCTGTCATTGTTGATATGGTTCTTGAATAGTAATTATCATTACTATCAGTAACTGACGAGTTTATAACTATTACATAAGAGTTGTGGTATGGGGTTCCAATTTGCCACTTGTACTTAACTGCACTTGTTGTATTAGGAGAATCTAAAACTGTCATAGATCGTTCAGCAGTATTTGATGTCTGTGTCTGACCCATGTGCATAGTTGCTCTTAATCTATTTCCATCAGCATCACCTTTAAAAGTATCCAACTGAGCGTAAGAGCCACTACCAATCTGTCTCCATAGATTAAAAACGCCGGAAGCATGACAACAAGCTGTTATTGTAGTAATAAGAAGAATCTTACTTGATGCTGAACTAGGAGTTATAGTTAATTCAAAACCTGTAATATCTACCATAGTTTGAGATTGTACGGATTGTTTACTGGTTTTTACTACTTGAATAACTTGAGCAACTTTACCTGTACTTGTATTAGGAAATTCTACCTTACCATCTGAACTAAGCGTAATCCCGTCAGAACTGGCTG